ATTACACAAACTGAATATACTAAAATGATTTCGCAATTGACCAAACTAAACTTTGGAGCAGTTAAAGGTGAGGAAGCGATTGTTGAAAAATTTTGTAATAATGATACCTGTGAAATAATATAATATATGGTATAAGAATAATATAGTAAGTATGCGACTTACTATGAAATGGCCTGTAAAAATTTTTATGGGTCATTTTTGTTTATCAAACACACTAATAAGAAGGAATAAAAGATAAACAACAAACCGAAAAAAACATATGAGTTTTTTAAATTTAAAAGTAGGAAGTCAGCTAAGAAAAGTTACTGTTACAAACGCAGAAAAAGTAGAAGTGGACGTGCGTGGCGAGACCTCAGAAAAAATTAAATTTTCTGTGGAGCAGCCGGACGGAAAAAACTTTCAAATTTCTGATGTATGGACAGAAGATAATAAAGGAAATAAGAGAATCCAGGGGCTTTGGCTGTCATTAAACCATGAAGGTAATATATCGCCAAATAGCTCTCTAGCTAAATTAATGAGGTACTATGGTATCTCTGATTTAAATGAATTAATCGGCAAGGAAGTCAGCGTATACCCGGATAACGACAACTTTTTAGTTATGACATCGTGTAAAATGGACGAAGAAAACTTGGAAAAATCAAACTTATTTGAGTAAACCATTTGAGTAAACCAAAGGAAACAAAATGAATACAACGCAACATTTACTACCCGCCATAAACGGGTTGTATGAATTAGGTCTATCCGACAAAGATATGGAAGATATTAATTCAAAAGTTAGTGATTTAGAAAGAGGTATGACTGCAGCAGTAGGTAATAAATATTACAAAGACAGTGCGGTAGATATACTTAATGTCTTAGAATATGAGGTGCGTAAATCTTCTGTAATAGTATCATCTGGCTGCGGCTCCCAAGTTAATATACAAAAAATAAATGATAAGGAATTTGAGGACGGTGGACATTACCAGCACTGGGGAGATAAGAAAAACCTTTTCAAGTTAAAGATAACATACAGAGATAACCTATACATTGAAAATATACAAGAAACAGATTTTGAGTCTATGTATGTACTATCACGTATATTGGACGATATTGAGGTACCTGGGGTATCGAACAAAGTACATAAAAACGTAAAGGATGTAGTATCTACATGTGAAGATTACTTGATGGATAATTGGTCATCTATCCGAATGAATATAGACAAAAAGGATATAGAGTTGGTATTAAAAGAAGTGTTCAAAGGTGGTAAAGAGTCAACAATATGCCTTGATAAGAAAAACAAAAGGCTTTTATACGACAATAGAAAGCTAAGTTTTATAACAAATGTGTTAGAAAAAGATAACTTCAGACTATTTGTTTCACAGCAGAGAGAGCATAGTAGGTGGAGTACCGATACTAGTGTTTCTTTAAAAGTCATACCGCACTCGGACCCTTCATATAATTACGTAGACGTTGGTAGATATTACTTTTGTAGTGATAGCGTTAGGAGAGGGTACTACCAAAGATACGAAAACCATGTGCCAGTTGGAAATTTGATTTTTACAGACTTGGATCCAGCATTACCTAATATTAAAATTCTTGATAACTATCTGAGAGGTAGGGACGACAATCACGTAGAATTTTTAGATAATAATTCTTTAAATCTTATTACTAAACGGGATTTACAAAGAACTGCAAGAGAGCAGGCTGCTATAAAATCACAGGAAAAACTGCGTGAGAAAATAAAGGATAGATTAAATACTTTATTGATACCAGGAAAGTCATTAAAATTGAATGGTGTTCTGTACTCAGAGGATAAAATAGAGTACGAGAACCAAGTGCTAAAATCGGATATCTCTGGATTGCCGTATAAAGTTTTAAGTACTTTGTCTAAAGCATACAACTTAGATGATATTAACTTTGATCAAGCTCTACCAATATTTTTATCCTATGTCTCAAATACAGAAGGAAGTGGGAGTGTTGGAGAAGTTTCTTTTAAAGTAGAGAAAAGGGTAAGTACAAATAGCATTGGAATATCTACTACTAGAATGTATGTAAACGATAAACGAATAAATTCAGATGAGGTAGAACCTGTTATTGAGAGGGGTCTGTGTTTTACTAAACAAGATGATTTTGACTACTTTATAAAGTCTGTCAGTAAATGTTCATTAAAAATGCATACATACTTACAAATAGGTGTAGATATAAATGTTAGGGATGAATTTGACTTTACGAATGTATCTTTAAAACTGCCTCTAGAGAGAAGAAAAAATATCAACTACATTGTTATAAATGATACGTCGTACAGAGTAAAAAATACCCAGAAAATTATAAGGTTATCTAGACAGGGATCTATGCTTGATGTGGTTAATACTCTTTTAGATGGTAAATCAGTGGAAGGGGTAGAGGTTGATGATATAAAAGGTATTATCTCTTCTGGTAAGAAGGCTTTTATAGATGCTATAGAGAAAAGTAAAGAACTACTGGTGGAGACTGAGAAAACATTTGGCATTGAAGAAGAGACAGTAATAATGTCTGATGGGGAGTCAAAAACTGGGTATCTTATTAAAGGATCCTTACGAAACTACTTTATAGATACGGGCGGTAAGGAGCAGATAAATACTAATGACCCACAGTGCGGAGTATATTCATTCCCTGACGGAAAGTATATATGTATCGTAGACAAATCTTCAAGTCAGGTAGGAATGGATAAGTTAGTTAATAGAATATATGCACTTCATAACGACGCTTTAGTCGCAAGTGCCATTCACACATTATAATATTATAAACAAAAAAACCATGGTAAGAAAACATGAGCGAAAACAAAAATAACGGAAGTGATTTATCAAGAGAGTTGACTCCTGTCACAATAAAAATTGTATCTACAAAGGGGCACGACGAATGGTCAGGAATGCCTGTAGCTGCATTAGAAAAAATCAAGTACGAGTCAGAAACAACTGGACGTTGGGCTTACGTAGACGGGCAGCATAAAACTCCTGATACTATTTCTTTAGAAGACATAATGGAAGCAGAAGAAATTATGATGGCTAATGCATTAGTTGGTGGATAAAATGAACTTTAACATTTCAAAAGATACACTCTATGAAATGACAAGTTATGCAGATGATAGCCCTGACGAGATCGTCGGGGCTATGGTCGGTAAAAAACAAGGAAACTCATGGAAGTGTGAAAAGTTTATACCGCTAACAAACGTTAGTACAGAGAACAAGGAGGTACATTATATACCGGACCCGAATGAATTTATGGGTATGCTTCGAGAGACTACTCACGTGTCTCCTAAAGCAGAGAATGACTTTATTGGGATAATGCATTCTCACCCAAATAATAAACCTATTCCTTCTATTACAGATTTACAGGGTGCTGGATATACTGGTGTGTATATAATACACTCACCTAAATTTAAAGAAACAAAGGCATACTACTATGATGGAAATGAGTCTGAACGTAGGTGGGAACCAATAGAAATGGAGATAAATTAATGAAACGTGTACTGGTAGTTGGAGCAGGTGGAATAGGAAGTTGGCTTGCCGAGCATTTATACAATTTAGATACTCACGGTCAGTTTTCTGACAACGTATCATTTACGTTTGCAGATGACGATACAGTAGAAAATAAAAATTTATCCTACCAAAACTTTTTTATGGAGGATATAATGGATGAGAAATCTGAATCATTGTCTGCAAGATATGGATTTGGGTCAATAACATCTCGTATAGAATCGGAAGATCAACTTAATGGATATGAAGGAATAGTATGTTGCGTCGATAACTCAAAATTCAGAAAATTATTATTTAATTATGTGGATAAAAATGAAGACGTATATTGGATGGATATGAGAAGCGAAGGAAGAGATATCGCTGTATTCACAAAGAATAAAAAAAATACTCTTGAAGTAATGTTAAAAACTTTACCGAAAGATGACGTAGAGGATGGAAGCTGTCAAAGACAGTGGGAGTTTGAAAACAATATAATACAATTTGGAAATAGAATAGTAAGTAGTATTGGAGCTCAGTATTTGTTAAACTGGGTCAGAGGAGATAAAAATCCTCAACATTATATTGCTCATTTCTAAAATATTGATTATATTAAAGTATGAACATAAACTCAATTAAACAAGATGATGGTAGGCAAAAAAGATCTCAAAGCAAGGACTTTGGCGAAATTAGAAATACTCAAAGTCCCGTCGGTCCTGATTATGGAGATAAGTTTGATCAAATATTTCATAACTGGGACAATTACGATGAATGCCGAGGACCTATAAATTGTTCTATTTGTCAATTACTGGAAGATACAGGAAAAGCTGTTAGACAGGTTGATAATAAGACATACCATGTAAACAAAAAACCAAGCAAAATAAATGAATTGGAAAGAGAAATTATCAAGTAGGAAGCTATGGGTTGCATTTGGCGGAGTTTTATCCGTACTTATCGTAGACTGGGCAGGACTAGATCCTGCAATGGCTGAAAACTTAGTTGGAGCTATTACTACAATTGTACCTTCGTATATCGCAGGTCAAGGAGTAGTTGATGCTATGGGATCATACTTCCAAGCAAAAAACTAGTTCAAACATTTATAACAATAAAGGGTGCATCATTGATGTGCCCTTTTTTTTAATCAAAAATAAATATGGATGCATTCAGTTACTATTTAAAATCTATTATACCTAGCACTCCTTTAAGTAAAGAAGAAGAGCGGGCATTAATAAAAAAAGGAAAGAATGGTGATAATGCTGCAAGAGAACAAGTAATAATATCTAATTTAAAATTTGTTGTTAGTGTGGCTAAAAAGTACCAAAATCAAGGACTTACAATAGATGAACTAGTATCAGAGGGTAACTTAGGGCTAGTAAAAGCATTTGAGAAGTTCGATGTAAGTAAGGACGTAAAATTTATTACTTATGCTGTTTGGTGGATTCGTCAAGCTATATTTAATTCACTACATGAAAACGCAAAAACTATAAGACTTCCTTTAAATAAAATTTCTAACATCACTAAAGCTACAAAAGCTTCAGAAAGTTTAGAAAATACTTTAGGAAGGTACCCTTCTATGAATGAGTTGGAAGAATATTTAGAAGGAGATACAACAGCTATAAGAGATTTAAAATTTAACTACACAGTGATTGGGCTTGATACGCCACATACTGAAAATAATGAAACTTTGAATGAGGTTATACCCGCTGATTTATCTTATGGCGTATTAAAAACAGATGAAGAGTTTAAAAAAGAGCTAACTCACGTACTGAAAACATTCCCTAAAAGGGAAAAGAGTATATTAAAGATGTACTACGGAATTGAGCAAGTTAGGCCGTACACTCTAAAAGAGATAGGCGTAGATATGGGGTTAACAAGAGAAAGAATAAGACAAATAAAAGAAAAGATATTAAAAAAGTTGCGGAGTAAGAAACATTCCAAAACTTTGGAGGATTTTTTAAAATGGGATACATAACAACAGAGGAAGGATTAAGTGATGCCATGTCTTATTTAAAGACGCAAAGTATGGTAGCAGTTGATACTGAAACAAACGGACTAGATCCAATGCTAAATAAAGTATTACTACTTCAGGTTGGTACTGAGCACAAGCAATTCGTATTTGATGTTTTCAAACTAAGTACTAAAATTTTTACAGTGCTACATTGGTTAGCGGAAAAAGATTTAGTTAAGGTTTTACATAACGCAAAGTTTGATTATAAGATGATAAAAGGAAACTTTGAGGTAGAACTAACAAATATGAGGTGTACTATGCTCGCTAACCAACTTTTGACTACAGGTAAAAAGTTAAGTAGCAGTTTAGACTCAGTTTTGTACAAGTACTTAGGGGTTGAAGTTAGTAAAGCCGAACAGAAATCTTTTGTTGATATGAGATTAGGATCACCCTTTACAGAAAGTCAAATAAAGTATGCTGGTGACGATACTAAACATCTAATTCCTTTGTATAAAAACATGCAGAGATTATTAGAAAGTAGGGACATGGACGAGTTATCAAGATTAGAGTACAGAACTGTTTCTCCTACAGGGGACATGGAATTAAACGGATTATATCTGGACAAAAAAAGATGGACAGCTTTAAGAGAGGAGGCAGAGACCGCCGCTAAAAAAGCTAAAAATGGTTTAGATAAATACTTTGAGCCTTACTGTGGACAATTAACTTTATTTGATAGCGTTGATATAAACTATAAATCTCCAAAACAACTACTACCTATACTAAATAAGATTACCGGATTGAATATAACTTCTACAGGTGAGCAGGAATTAAAAAAAATAAACCACGAGGTCGTGGACTTCTTGTTAGATTACCGAGAAAAGCAAAAGCGTATCAGTACTTACGGAGAAGAATTTTTTAACAAATTCGTTAGTAAGTACGACGGTAG